CTGCTCTGAGGCGAACACAGCGCCTTCTGGAGCCTTCTTAGGAAAGGAGAATACCTTAGTACTAGGTGAGAAATTATCCATCTCACAAGGCACTCCAGCGTCTTCTAAGACAGCACACAGAGGGTCACGCATGTCTGCTCTAACACGACGAATATAGAAAGGGGCATAGCGTCCGTGTATGCCTGACGCAGAATCTACCATCTGGGAAACAGTTCCGCTAGGTTTAACGCAAGTTATAGCTGTACTCTGAGGAATACCTAAGCGTTCTGCCCAGATCTTATTAGTCTCTATAGCCTCATCACGCAGGGTTGTCAGAAGCTTATCAAGATTCTTGTTCTCTAAAGTTGTCAGAGGATTGTCAAGTATGCCGGTAAGACTAACGCCCAACAAAGATTCTTCTTCTGTATTAGTTTTCCAAATACCTCTCAGGTAGCGGAAGTTCGTGAGCGTGGCTTGGAGAGTACCCAAGATAGTCGCAATTCGTACTTTTCTCCGAAGAGTGTTAAGTGTATCTTGCGGTCTGATGACAACTTCTGAAAGGTTGCAGAATTGATTTGGTCTAAGGATGATTTCACTGCATGGGTTCGTTCCGAAATCTCGTTCACTATCTCGTCTACCGTTTCTTCCAGCTTGTTTTTTACTTGCCGCACGGCTGAATATTCCTCGTTCTCCGCTTTGTGATTCATGTAAGCTACTCCATTCTGCACTAAATAAATTAAAGGAAGGCTTGCTGGTATAGCAGGCGCTGTTATTTGCAAGGCCACGCTGTGGTTCTGTATTGTACCAAGCACCGTGCTTTGCTTGTCGGATATTATCATCCTGAAGATCTGAGAGGCTAATTAACGCACTACGCCTAACCCCCCCTACAACAACTATTTGAGCGATTTTACAGCAAAGATCGTGGCATTCAAGGGACGTAAGCTTTCGTCCAGCCGCCCCCGTAAATAATCTAACTGTAAATTTGAAGAGGTCGATAAGAGGTTCTGGGCCGCTTGCTCTACCTCCAAAAGTTTTGAGCGAGGAACCCGCAGGTCGAACTCTAGTTGTATCCCATTCTGGTATTTGACCTGAATACAACAACGATACCAATTCCCTAAACGATTTCGCCCATCCAATTTTTGAATCCGGTACGTGTATGACTGTATCTGTTGCATGGAAATCCTCTGCGATCTCTGGAAGTTTAGAAACGTATTGTTCTTCTACGCTATAACCAACACCTGTACCACACATAAGAACATACATCATTTCATCAAAGCAACGTGGGCTATCAATAGCAAGATAACTACAATTAAACCCTGCTACATTATCACGATCTAAAGCTTCACCAGCCGTCATCAAAGCCCTCATAGACGGCATGACTTCAAGATCGTGGATAGCTTTAAATATTTCTACACGCTCATCATCATTAAGTTTATCTCCCCAATATTTAATGTAGCGCGTTATTGTTTCTTTCCATGTTTCTCTACGCTCCTCACTTGGAAGGTATCGTGCGTAACGACTTTTGTGTATGTATTCTTGATAGGCGTCCAATGTTATTCCTCCATCTCGTCAATATTATTTAGGTCATTTACATTTAGTTTATATTTATTTCTTTTCTTTATTGGTTTATATTTACCGTCTACTTTTTCTTCGTGCTTTTTTCTTTTGTGACGACTAAATTTTTCTAGGCGCTCCTGCTTTCGATCATTCATCATCACCTATGATCTCCCTCTTTGAAACATCTATCCAGCTTTCTGGAATACTATCTTCAGAAAACCATCTAAAACCTTTAGAAGAAGCCCACTCAGAATGGTTACGTCTTGTACCATCCTTACGGCGCTTTGCTTGTGGCATCGGAGCATTGGGATCTGCAAATAAAAACACTAGCTCTATGTCTTCTGGTAAAGCTTTAGCAATCCACACATACTTATTATATTCTTGATGATCCCAGAAGCGGCCTTTAGCTTCAAGATATATCTTCTTGCCGTCTACTGTGCGGATGAAGTCTGGATGATAAGTATGCTCGACAATATATTCTGCCTTTTCAGAATGAATCTTCCAATCATTGAGGATGCCTGAGTGTAACTCATACTCCCAATTAGAATCGTATCCACGGACAGGTGCTTTATCGACAGGCCGTTTGACACGCGCCTTTCTATATCCTTTTTTTATTTTTGGTTTCAATGTAATGTTGGTATCCCTTCAAAGTGTAAATGTAATATAGTATACAACTCAAACAAAAGATCATCATCTATTGTTTCTTCGTCTGCTAACTGCTTGGCGCAGAAAAAAATCAAAGCCTCTATTGTTAGCACTTTCATTTTAAGTCATTCATGCAATAACTGTCTAGCTTTTTCTGTGGGTTTTGTCTTAGCTTTCTTTTTAATTTACGCTTAACCCAACGTGGCGAAAATACAGAATTTAAAATGGTCTGTTTGCTCCAGTAATAGGCATTCTCAGGAACATATTCTTTGTAGTTTTTGCGTACAATCTGGGAGGCTTGCTCTTCCGATATAACACTACTGAGCCATTCAAGAAAGATGTCAATTGTTTTTTGATTTATTTTTTTAGAAAGGCGTCGATTCATTAAACACCTCCTCAACTCTTGGCGCAACCTCTACGTGGGTCAGGTACGTCGGCCCATTAGAATATTTAAAAACTCTAAGCCCTGTACCGTTGTTAGCATCTTTGTAGCATTCAAACTTATAAGCACAGTAATTACAGTTGCGATGTATTTTCATATTACCTTTCTTGCCTTCTGGCACAGACTCATAGCATCGTGGTGGAGGCGTAGCCAACTTCAAGGCTTTCTTTACAGTTTGTATTTGTTGGTTAATAGCAGGCTTGTCAAGCTCTTCTGGGCGATAAAGACATAGCTCCCCGCTCTCTTTGTTAATAACAAGGAAGCCTCCCTCAGAAGACTTCTCAGCCTCCTCATAGCCTGCAAGCTGTGACATATATCCGAAAGGATCGTCTTCGGCTAGGCGACCCTCACGGAATTTATTAAATGCAAACTTAGATGCAGTCTTTACATCAACCACTTCACCATCAATCTTACAATCAATGTGGCCTTTAATACCTTTGACTGTAATTTCTTTTTGCTCATCAGTGACATTGTGTCCTGCGGCACGAACAAGCATCAAAAGAATTTCTTCTAGGATGTGACCGTAAAGAAACTTTATCTGTAAAGATGGGTGAGGTGTTGTGCTTTCTGTGGGTATATTCTGCTCATACCAAAGCTGTCTGGCAGGCCGACCAACATTAGACATACGCAGAGAAAACTCTGAGTTTCTTTCTGATGGTCTAGCCCAAGCCAGAAGGGAATCTTTGATACGTGATGCGGTCATGTCCAGATCTTCATCTGATAAATTAAATGCTTTACCTTCAAATAATTTACCAAGCTGTCCATATATATCGTCAACTAATGTGTCAAGTTTCACTCTCATCGCCTTCTTTTTTAAAAAATTCAGTTAATATTTTTTCAGCATCTTCAGGATTTATATGGAACCATTCGCCTCTGCGGTCATTTATTTTTTCTTCTAGTATATTATGTGCTTTCTTTTCAGACCCTCGCCTATCATCAGTTTCAAAAAATTTAAAAAGCTTATAGTCTCTAAATGGTGATCCTGTCTGGAATTGATTGACACGATCTTCAGCATCAACAGCCATCCCTACTTTACACCAGCCGGGATAAGCAGGGTTAGTCATTAAATATATATGACCACTCTTTACTTCGGCAAAAAGATTATTTACAGTTAATTTAATTTGCTCTAGGCCAGAAGGAACAAGCCCCATTACTGTAAAGGCCGCGTCCATACCAAACCTTTTATAAATTGAATTAAATGGATGGCTCGGATTACCTAGTCTGTACCTCTTACCATCCAGAGTAACCCTAGATTTATTTTCTAAATATCTTTTATAGGGGTATTTAGTGTGTTTCACTCCAGTTATCTCCTATCTTGTATTCACCATCAAGAGGACAAAATAATTCTAGTCCTACGCCTGCCTGCCTTATTGCATCAACCCCCAGTTGTCCTGTTGAATCAGCCACAGATTCTTTTACTTCTAACTGCCATTCGTCGTGTACGTTGCAGACAAAATGTGCGTCTAATGTATTGAGCCTGATTAGCTGATTAAGGTTTACCATCGCTTGCTTCATGACGATAGCACCGGCACTCTGAAGCAATGTGTTCAGTGCGGCATGTTCAGAACGAACATACAACTTACGCCCATCTAGTCCTTTGAGGAAACCTTTTGAAGCCGCTCGTCCAACCCTGTCTTTAAGATGTTTAAATGCAGGGAGATTATCGAAGAAACGCTTTCTAAGTTTCGTACCATCACGCTTATTTCCTCCGACCACACTACCAAGTTTCTCATCTCCTGCTCCGTACAAGAGTGCATAGATAAATGTTTTCGCCTGATTTCTTGATTCAAGTCCTGCAAGCTTTTGGTTAGCTGAGTGTATGTCTCCGTGGAGTATTTCATTTTTGAAGTCCTCATCCTTCATATAGTGTGCAAGCATTCGTAACTCTAAACCACTGGCATCGATACCTACTAGCTTATAGCCGTCTGCCACAGTCCAACAAGCCCGACACTCTTTGCCGTAAGGCGCTGATAGGTTTGGAACCTGTGCCATGTTAGGGCTGTTGTGTGTCATACGTCCTGTGATAGTACCATTAGGATTTACAAAGCCACGAACACGATCATCTTCATGTGTCGCCTTCAACCAAGATTTAACCTGTGCTATTCGTTTCTGAAGTAGAAGATACTCAGCAATCAGTGTAGCTTCAGGAATATTTTTAATCTTGCTGAGTGTTGACTCATCTACAATAGGCTGACCTGTAGGCGTAAATCTTTTTGGCTTCCAACCAAAGTCGATAAGATACTCGCCTATTTGTTTACGTGACCCTAAGTTGAAGGGTACTTCTTCAATGCGAATAGCTTTACGCTTAGTGGCTATGTCTTCATACTCTTCTTTCGTTAGCCTGCTTTTCTTTGGCGAGCCTTCTATCTGACCCATCTTAGAAAGCGCACCTGTCTTAGTGAAGTGCGGTAACAAGATGGTCTTTAGTTGCTTGGGCCTAAAAGATTTTTGAACCTCACGCTCTACTTCTTTAAGGCGATCAGTCAATTCAGCCTCAAGTAAGGTTGCAGATCTGACATCAAGCAGAAAGCCACGCTCTCTTTGGTCTGCAATAATCTTTAGCGCCTCGTGTTCAAGAACAACAGACTGCCGACTGAAGCCACGAGATTCTGTTTTAAGATTGTTAAACATCTTAGCGTTGAGAACTGCATCATTCCTACAGTAGTTCAACATTTCTGGAGAGTATTCTCCAAACTCTGTATGATCTATTTTCTGTAGGCCAATGCGATAACCCCAAGACTCTAGGCTATGACCACCCTCTCTTGTAGGATTAAAGAGGCGAGAGAGAACTAGAGTATCAACAATTGCCCGCCCTTCTGTTAGATCTACGTTGTGTATTTTCTTGATGGCAGGAAGATCATAACCAATAATGTTATGGCCTATCAGCTTCTCAGCAGTCGTAAGAAACGCAAGGCCGTTGACAATCTCAGTAGGCCCAAAGGTTTTGGTTTCACCAGAGTCAGGATCGACTGCGGCAATACACCAAATCTTTGTAGGCTCAAGACTATCAGCCTCAATGTCAAATACTATGCTCTTCATAATCAGCCTCAGCTTCTATTTCGTGCATACGGTTAGGGTGTTCGACTTCAATGTAAGTCATCCACACTGCTAATACTATTACCCATCCAATCATAATTCAAGCTCATCCTGTTCTTCTATTTCCATAGCGATTTCGCTGAGTCTACCACTGTCTTTGTCATAAAACAAATGGGTAGCCAAGCCGACATCTCCTGTGTACCTAGACTTCAAGACCCTTACCTTTGTTGTACTGGCCTCAATAGGATCTTCTGATTGCTGATTACGTTCAAGAGAAATCACGCAGTCAGATAACTGAGCAATACTTTGTGAGCCGCGTAGGTGATTGAGTCCTGTTTCAATACCATTTTCATGACCGCGATTACCATCAACTCTTCTAAGATGTGACACAAGAATTAAACCTACTCCTGTCTCTTCAACAAGTGTTCTGAAGTTGTGCATTATAGAATCTATATTGCGACGTTCATCACCGTCCGTAGTCATCGACAATAACATATGCAAGTGGTCAAAAACTATCCACTTACATTCAAGCCCCATTGCCATAAAGCGTAGTTTAGAAAATACACTATCAACATCATTCATCCCAAGGTGGGCATGGACAAATACACGGTTCTTATTTTCACCGTCGTATAAAACATTAAAGAAATTATCTAGATCTTCTTCACTGAACTCAGCACGAACACTATCGATGTGTAGTTTGGCATTAGCTTCAATAGAAAGAATACCATCTACAGTTCGACGCCAATCTTCTTCAAGAGCTATGACGCCTACCTTATCGTTAGTGTTGGTGATGAGCCAGTGTTCAAGCTCACGAGTAACACTAGACTTACCTAAGCCTGTGCCACCTGTCAGCGTGATTAGTTCTCCTTGCCGTAAGCCATCAAGCTTTGCATTAAGACCACTCCAAGGATAAGGAATAGATTCTTTACGCTCACGCTTCTTGTAGTTCTCGCGCTCTTCACTGACGTTTAGAATCCCAGACGGCGTGTAAAGTTTTGAAGCCCACCACGCAGTAACATAAGCCTTGTGATGACCCAGCTTGAGCATTTCGTTAGGGTCTTTGAACTCAGTAGGTAGTGTGAGTATCTTAGCTTTTCCGGGCTTGATAATACGCGCCACTTTCTTTGCGGCTTCTCGCCCCGGCTTGTCGTTGTCGAATGAAATGACCACCGTATCAAACGATTCAAGGAACTCAAGATTTTCTTGAACGTCCCTTGCCGCGCCTTGTGCTCCATTCTTAACAGATACGACGGGCCACTTACTACCAAGCAGTTCGTATGCCGCCATAGCATCACATTCACCTTCAGTGATCGTAATGTATTTGCCGCCCGTCTGTGCCACTTGCTGACCAAAAAGCCCAGTTCCTTTGGGTGAGCCTGACCAAGTAAATGCTTTATTCGGATTACGAACTTTTGTAGCAACTTCTTCATTGTTTATATATACCGGATAGTGGTGCTGAATAATATTACCTTTCTCATCTTTGACTGAACGAACACCAAACTTCTTTGCAGTCTCAAGAGAAATAGATCTGTCGGTTAGTGCGTGATACACGCTGTTAGTGAATGAAGTGTTATCGTTTGATCTTTTAAAGCTATTAAAGTCTGCCACGTTTCCTCCCATCGCAGATTCGTAATCTTTAAAAAAGGTTCCACAACTAAAACATTTTGCAGAACCATCTGAGTTTATGGAGACAGGATCACTGCCTCCACAACTTGGACAAGGCTTGTGGTACTCCACAAATTCGCCCATGATTTACTCCTCCGTTTCATCGTCCTCAGCTATTGCATCGTCATCAAGAAACTCTTTCATCTTTTGATGCAGAGCAACCGCTGAAGCTTGAAGAATTGTTAAGTCCCCTTGGATACCATCCATCCTTTGTTGGACAGTAACGAGTAGATTAAATGTTGCCTGACCTTCGCCAGACAACTTCTCAACATCATAAGTTTTATCTTCGTCAGTGTATCTATAATTCATTACAACTCATCTCCATCTTCATCTTCAATATCAAATTCAGAACCGTCGGGGCTGGCATACTCAACAAGCTCAATAACTTGCATAGCTTGCAAGTCTAGACCTTGTACAATGTACCATTCCAAGTAGACTCCCACTCTTTGTACTGCACCTTAACCTTTGAGCCATTACCAACTGCGACATTCATAGGATTTTTATTCCTATCTAAAAGTTTAGGTGCTGTACGAACCATGCCGTTAGGCCCATCAACTTTTCGCTTAATCATAAGTGCTGGCCCCTCCTCCATATCTTTAACCGTAAAGCCTCGTGATCTGAAATCGTTTGCAACGTCCTCAGAAACAACAAGATTTACTTGATATGCTGGGGTATAAGTAGTGTTAGGTGTGGTAATAGAAGCCCACATTGCTACGCCTTCAACAAGTGCCATAATAAAAATCTCCTAAGATTTGTTAAACATAAAGTTAATGTAACGAGGGATACAACTATACACATAATCAGTAGATAATTGTTCTTGCTCTTTACGAGCCTGAATTTTTATCCAACTAATCATATTCTGGACTGTGCCGGGGGACGGTAGGCTAGTACCTAACGACAAAATAAATGCCCGACAGACAGCATCTTCAATATTAAACTTATCTTCCTCCATGCTTTCTCCTATTCATAACTTCCGGTAAGGACAGTCATTTTAACAAGATCTAAAAGCAAATTAAACTTTTCCATTTCAACATCAGAAACTACTTTTAAATCTTCACCAGTATCAACAATCAAAATAAAAGGATACCTTAAAATTTCTTCTTCTGAAGATTCTTCTAGTTTTGAAAGACCTTCAGAGACTTTTTCGTTTAAGGTTTTTTTCTTATCCTTACTAAAATTACCTTGTACAATCTTCAACGATTACCTCCAGATCCTTTAATAACTCCACGGTCAGAACGACTTTGAAGTTTAGATAGATTATACTTGGCAACTTCTGAGAAGTCAATACCATTATCACGCAATAACATGGCAAGATTCCACAAAACATCACCCGCCTCTGACACTATATCATGTCTGTCTATCTGTTTATCATCGCCCCTCAAACGAGGCTTAATGAATAGGTCTGATAACTCAGCAGACTCTACCATTAAAGATGCAATAGGATAAAAATTATCTTCGTATAGGGCTGTTACAGATGCCCTAGTCTGATACTCATCAAAGGTCATACTAAACTCCAAATAT